TCTAATTCTTCTAATCGTAATTGGAAAATTTCCATTGCTAAAGCTTCCATTTGTTCTCGTGTTGGTTCTCCTTGGATCTCTTCCACATTTTCTTCCATCATGCCTGTTGGTGTTTCAGCTATCATGGATTCATCTTCTACTAATTCGCCACCTTGGTATCCCATTCTTCCTCCAGACGCTGCCATCTGTGGTTGTCCCTGAGCCATGGGTCCTTGAGATTGAGCCTGTTGTAAGACTGCCATTTTAAATTGTTGATAGGACATCGTGCCGCCCTGATTACGATACTTTTGATATTCCATTTTTAACATGTTCTCCGCTTGAGCTTCTGCAACTCCACCACCGTTCGTTAAACCGGCTCTTCCACCATCAGCTAAATAATATCCTGCTTGTGTATAAGCGTTACTAGGTAAAAAAGCTAAGCTTGAATCTCGATTCCTTGCCATGTTTCTAATGTTAGCAATACTTGAAGGTGTGATAGACCAGTCATCTTCTTCCTCTTCTTCCTCAGGTTTTCCTGCCATAAAAGGTAGAGCCATTCCGGCTGCACCTAAACCTAATAAAGCTGATTTGCCATATCCAAAATCTCCGACTTTACTCCAGAGTTTGGATAACATACCAGGATTTGTTCCTGCGGTGCTCGCAGCATTTAAAGTTTTACCAGCTGCAGGAGAATATAAAAATCCTTTATTAGCAGCAGATCCTAATATTCCTCTATTACGTAAAAATCCAATACCTTTTCCCCATCCACTACCGGATCCAAACCAGCCGCCTCCTCCAATGGGAGCTCCGGCTAATAAAGCCCCTATTCCTATTTTTCCTAAAGGACTTTTAACTACTTTCTTAACTGCTTTTTTAATCTTTTTGAAGATACCGTACTGTTTAACACCGGGTTCAACTAAACCTCCTGGTTTACCTACGATCTTTTCGTCAGGTGCCAGGGATCCTATACCGTGCTGTCTCTTTGAATTAGTCATAATTTTGCCTTAAATTTTCAACTTACTTTGTTTTTGCGAACAAATCAAGCTTCGGCATCAGGACATGCACATCCCTTTGGATGTACTTTTCTTCTATTCCTTTAGCTTTCCACTCTTCTTCAGTTTTATAAATCTCCCCTGTTTCCTTATGTTTTATCGTTGTGGTAATCTTCGTGGGTTTTAATACCGGCACCTCTTCTCCATCTATTTTAACCATATCCATTAGTCTGTAACCTCCTTTTTGATATTTAAATAACTGATCGTGATGTCTACGCCATCGCTAACGGTTCCTACAGTGGTATAAGATAAAACCGTATTACCTTCCACGACCATCGGGTTGCTTAAAATCTCTACACTTGTAGCCGCGGTTAAAGTTTGAGTATTAATAACCTGAAAGCCATTATTCGTAATCGTAATGGTAGGAGTATTTCCTCCTGACTTATTCGTCACATGTAGTGATTTAATAATATACGTTTCATTAATGAGAGGTTTTTGATCACCCGCTGAATCAGTTCCAAAAAACTTAATCGGTCCTTCAGCTGCGGTACTCGTGACTCCATACATTTTATACTCATTAATTACAGCCATTATTCCACAAAGAAGCTCATGGCTTCTACCTCTTGTTTCATTTCTTCTTGAAAAGAAGTATTCAGTTTATTAATAACACCGTCTAAATCTCGGACCAAAGATTGAAAAGTTCGTTGATCATATTCTCTACTAGCCCGCGTTAATGCTTGTGTAATTTTTGCCATTAGACCAGACTCGCTATGCCTTGATCTTGTTCAGGTCCCGTAGCCATTTGTTCAAATTCTTGCATCGCCATTGCTTCAGCTTGGTCAGGAGGGAATCCTGCTTCTATGTATTTAGCAATCAATTGTTGTAGGATACCTTCTTCACCTTCTACCTGTTCACTCCAAGGAATGCCTTGGTCCTGCATGATTTGAAAAACATTTTCATTTTCATCTTCAGGAAGAACAGGTCCTGCTGTTCGGTAACCAATCCTTCCGCCTTGAGCTCTATTACTTGGATGTCCTGGGGATTTATTTCCTCCTGTATATCCTCCTCCTGTGTTACCTTTACTCCCACCCGTGTTAGAGGCACCTTCATTATCTTTATCTTGTTCATCGCTTCCTTCATAAGTATAAGTAGGTGCAGGAATACTATAGTTGGGGGTGCCACCAGCTCCTGAATATTCATCATAGTCTCCGGTGTCTGCAAATGCTCTATCGGCTGCATCCATTTCTCTTCCAGTTTCAGCTTCCCATGCATCTCTCATTTTCTTTTGAGTAGCTACATTTTGGTTAATAATACTTTTTTTACGTGCTAGATTTTTATAAAAATTTAATTTTCGCATTTGGATAGTATTGGTCAACCCTCTTCTTTGTTGATCAGCTACTAAGGCTGCGAGCTCACCTTCTTCATCAGCCATTTTATCTGTGTATGCTCCATAATCTCCCAACGCTGATCTTACATTTATTCCAAAAGGATCTTGATTCCCCATAGTATTGTCTCCAAATACAGTGGGACCAGAATAGCCCATCTGACTTTGAATAAAGGCTTGATTGCCAGGATCCATGTCGTAATATTTATCTGGCATTATTTTTGATATCATACTACCTATTCCAAAAGGTAAACCTGCTGTCTTTCTTACATCTCCTTCTATAACCCCAGGCATCTCTCCATATTGACCTTGACCAGGTAAAACATCTAAGCCAAAATTTTTAGTGTCGCCTATCGATCTCGAATAATTCCCAGTGGGAGGAGTTATCATATCCTTCACTGAACGTTGTTGGGGAATAAATTTATTTATTTGTTTTCCAAGCCAATTTGGATTTTCTAATCTCTTTTGTCTGTTAGCTGTGTTGCTATAAAAATCTTCTATGAGTTGATTAGGATTAAAACTTCCGCCACCACCTCCTCCTGGAGCATAATAAGGATAAGCTGCTCCTGTACCCGTAACTCCTCCTGTGTTTCCCACAGTACTAGCGAGCATGGTGGAAGGAGTAGTGTAATTTAATCTGTATTGTTCTTGAGGAATAAAATGTTCTCCACCTGCATAAATGTTTTGATCCCCTTGATTATAAAAAGGTACAGCCATTATCTTCTCCCGTCTGGATGTATATCCAGTCTAAATGTTCCTAGCTTCCAGTCTTGGGCCTGATAAGACCCTCCACTTGTGCCAGTGTTTGCTACTTTAAAAGCAATTCCTCGTGCCCTTGCACGTGTATCAACTTTATCAGTGGAGCTTGTGATTGTAAAGGGTCCATATGGAGAGCTCGCCGCTGCGTTGTTAGGATAATTTCTTAACATTAAGGTCACTTGGGTGTCTCCGGTCTGACTAATAAAGTCAGGAATCATTCGACTAATTCTCATAATAAATTCTCCATCTCCTCTGGCATCGGGCATACCAATGATTTGTCCTTGAGCCGCACGTTTTTGAGTAATATCAAAATCTCCAGAAAGAATATTAGCGGCCACAGCGGTGATCACTCCTCCGGCATTAACCTGGTCGGTCCCTGTTTCCTGTTCATAGTAGATGGTAATTCCATCCGTATTCCCTACGACATCATAAGACGCATCATCACTGTTATCATAATAACAGGCATGAGGTTTATCAAAGACAGCTGAATCAGCCCACGCGGTACGCGGTAAGCTGCCAGTAGTCCACACCGGTTTCTTCGTGAGTAAAGTTTCTACATAATTATAAGTGACCATCCGATCGACAACGTCAGATCCTGTACTACAGTAGAACCAACTCACTTCGCTAAATAAATTATTCAAACCACAGTTAACCAGATCTCTTGGTGTAGAATTTAAACCATCAAAGACATAATCTTCTACTAAGCATGGCATTGTTTGAAGTTGACCGGCGTAGCTAAAGAATCCATTTTCTGACATCCAGAAGGCAGTTCCGTCTACTTCCACCGCTGCATTCTTGCCGATGAGTCCACAGTTCGTTCCTGCTTGTTCAAAGGAGAAAGTAAACGGTGAACCTACGAATCTCATTAAGTAAAGAGCGGTATCGGTCCAGATATAAATCGCATCCCGACCTCTTATGGCACTCATAATTTTGGAACCTCCGGCTAGTCTTTGTGTGCCGGCGGTATTATTAGCCGTGACGGTATAAGAATCTGAATCATTAATACTTTCCTGGTCTGACCAGCGAATAAACATATCGTTTTGATTAGCGGCTGTCGTCACATCACTTCCTGTCACCGTTCCTAAAAAAATTAAGTGACGATCGGTAGGTGATACAATCACGTGTCGCGAAGAAGCAGGAGCATTAGACATGACCGTGGCTCTTTGTCCTGTGGGATTCGCTGCTGCCGCATCCCATTGAAAGCATGCTCCATTGTAAATAAGAGCGATTAATTTGGTACCATAGTTATCTAAAACCCATAAACCAGGATCAATCGTATAGTCTGCCGAAGAGGGATCGCCCCATCCAACGTATTCGGAAATATTAGTTACCGTATCACTAATAGAGTGGGTAGCCAGAGTCGTTCCATTCTCGGCTCTTGGGCCTCCGGTTAAAGTATTCGTTGCAGTATCGTTAGCCGTAAAACCAATGTCCTCTGTTCCAATTCTAATTTCTCCTGAAGCTGGAAAAGCGGAAGAGTCGGTTAACACAACCGTGGTAACTCCAGCATCAGCTGCCAGTCCAACCGCTAGCGTTGTCGTTGCGGGTCCGGAAGAAGACCCGGAATAAGTTCCGGTTCCCCATCCATAACCTCCGAGTTGCTGAGCCGGTCCTACGGTATAATAACATTTAGCTGTTGCACTTCCTGAAGTACTTAAAGGAGTTCCTGATTCCGTGGTTGCCATCGTGACTTCAATCGTGGTTGCTGTGGGTGCCGCCGTCACCATAAATTTTATATTTTCAAAAGAGGCATCCGTAAAAGTAGAACCCACCGCTGTTACTCCGCTAACACTGGTCATTAAAACAATGTCATCATCGATGAGTCCATGTGGACTTGGAAAGGTTATAGTTACCGTTTTTGAAGAGGAACTACTGGTGAAATCACAGCCTGCAATAGTCGTTCGAATAGGATGGATGTCATAGAATTGACCTCCTGAATAAACATATAAAATTCTGTTAGTACCAATCGCAGCATATTTAATACCTGCGTTATCATCAAAGTGGTGTAAAGCTCGTCCGGCTCCAGTGAGTTTATCCGCACCGAGTTGTTGCCAGCCTCCTATTTTTTCAGGAGAGCCATAACGAAAACGTACATAGTCGCCCCCGGTCCATTGACCTTCAGCCCCTGTAGATGTGACTTGTTTATTAAAGCCGGGTGTAAAACCTAGTTTTTGTAGCATAGAAAAATCCGTTTATCATACAAATATACTAGATCTAAAGTGATTTCAACTGATTATGAAGAGGCGTAGAAGACCTTTGTGGTGGAAAAATCCCCCACGCCGATCCTTAATATACCTTATTTCTTAGTGGGAGGCAACTTAAAATTTTTAAACCATGCAGGAAGTCCTAGAAAAGGACGTTTATCATAGAGATTTTCTTTAGCCGTTTTCTTGGTTCGGTCATTATAATGAAGAAAAACTTGACCACAATCTTTGCCAGGAAAAGCATCACGCCAATGTTCAACTTCACACCCTTGATAAATTAACATGTCCCCAGGTTTTAAATCTACTTTGATTCCGGCCATGCCTTGCTTGCCTGAAGGTTCGAGATAAATAGGCCAAGGATCTCCTCCTAGATTTAAAGTCGTAGAGACTTCACAGGAATAACGATCCTTGTGTCGGTGTAATACATCTCCTGTCTTATAAATTCTTGCATAGGCATAGGTTTCCTGCAACTTGTAACCTGTTTCTTTTTCCATTTTTTGTCTTAAACCTTGAAGTAAAGTTTCCATGACCAAGTCTCCGTAGTGAGAATAGGTATTAGGAACTTGTTGATCATTCCATATTCCCCATTCAGTAGAAAAAGGAGAAACCCATTTAGTATCAAAAAAGAATCGCGCCACTCTTCTTTTATTAAGAAAATAAGTGTAGCAGAATTTAGCGAGTTCAGGGGTAATGGCTTTTTTTAAAACTTTATATTTTGTCTTTTTTAACATGCTTCTCCTTCATGAGTTGTTTTCTACGTTCTTTAATTAATGTTTCTACCATGTCGTTAGGTCGTTGGGTATGTTCTTGACCCAGTATCGCTTTGATATAGGCATTGTGAGTAGCCCCCATTGCACTATGCATCTTAGGTAGATGAATCATCTTATTTTTTTTTGACATCTTTTTTCTTTTCTTGCTGTTGTAACCATGTGGGTTGTCCCGGTTTTCCTAAGGGCCCATTAGGAAGGGCCTGTATATTAAAATGAATAAAACGAAAAGGCTCGTATCCACTATCTACTGAATACATATGAGGTAAATAAGAATTAAAAAAGATTAAACGCCCGGGTTTAACTTTATAATTAACTTGATGAGAAGCCAGAGTTATTTGACTAGGATCTTTTTGAGGAAGTAAATTCATCATGTTCCCGGCTCGAGGATCTTCAAATACGGGCATGGATGTTTTGTCACTGGCTTTAAGAAAATAGAAGCCGGAGATATGTCCATTCCAATGGGTATGTAAAGTATGGTGACCGCCTCCATTTTTAGAAAATTCTTGAACCCATAGCTCAGTAATAAAGATAGTATGATTAGATAAATCAAATCCTTGACCATCTAATAGATTCCAGGCTGTTGCCCCAATATAATCTTGTAATACTTTAAACTGAGGATCATTAATCAAAGTAGTTGAATGATGAACCCAGGGATGTTCTCCCTTGTTTCCAAATTTTTTGTTTCTTTCTTTAATAGCTTTTAGATTATTTAAACGAGCCTGTTTGATATAGGCATCAGAAGCGGTATTGAAACTTTTCACCCATGCCGGTTTATCCGTAAAATAAATAGGAGAAGAAAAATAATGTTCGGTTGTGAGTGGCTCTGGTTTATTAGCTCCTTCCGAAGCCCTACACATTTCATCTAATGTTTTTTTATTTTGTTTTTTCATTTTCATTTAAAAGGCGTTCCCAAACTCCATATCACTAAACTGTATCGTGCTCCTTTAGTTACTGGCTTGACGCGATGCCATACAAAAGAAGGAAACACAACGAGAGATCCTTTGGGTCTAATTTCTTTACATATCATAGTATTTCTTTTTTTATCTGGATCTCGATTTCTGAAATCAAATTCCAGTTCTCCTCCTTTATAATCTTTTTCATCAGATAAAGAAAGGGTAACGGAGAGTTTTCTTATTTTGCCATGACTATTGCGATCATTGGGCTTATTATAGGCGTGTTCCCAACTATCAGAATGCCAGTCATAATACTGTCCTTTATTATACTTGGTAAATTGACAAGGCTCCGAATAATCCCATTCAAAATTCCACCCCGCATTGGCACTTGCTTGACGAATATACGGATGAAGTTCTTTATAAATCCAGTTTTCAGATATCCAAACAATATTGGAATCTCTTTTCTTTTTTAAATCTTTAACTTGTTGTTGATTAAGTTGTTTAGGATCTCCATAGCCACCGGTTACAGCCATTTCTTCTTTCGTCTGCAATCCATATTTAATAATGTCATCACAGATATGATCCGGAATAGCTTTTTGAAAGTACCAATAATAATTTAATAAATTCATCTTTCTCCTTCTTTATATCAAATGGCTTGTTTAAGTCAATTTGATCTATATCAATTCTTATCCTATAAAATATAGGATGATTAGTAAAATTTTAAGGAAAAAATTTTATAAAGTAAATGTACCTGTAACTCTATACGTAGCCATGGTACAAGATCCGCACGTGGTTGTAGTATTACAACCCGGAGTGACCGCATAACTTGGACTTTTAGAAGCGGTTGGAAACCTTAAAATTACCACTCCATCTCCACCTGTGCCTGCAGTATGATGACCGCAAACAGGATCAAATCCTCCTGCGCCACCACCACCACCTTTACCATCAGTTCCAGGATATCCTGCCTGGGTTGGTCCTGTTGCCCCAGCATTACCTCCACCACCTGGGCCTCCTGTTCCGGGACCTGTTCCTGAATAGGTAGCTCCACCTCCGCCACCACCCCAAATTGTAGCGGGTGATACTGGGAAAGCGGGAGCAATAGTATTGGGTTCACCTGCACCTCCGGGACCAGCTTGTCCGCCAGGTGTACCAGCTGTACCTACAGCACTTGCGCCACCACCGCCACCTCCTGCATAATGCGTATTAGGTCCTGCAAGACCACCAACATAACCTTGAACAGGTGATAAAGGAGGAGTATTTCCAGCTCCGCCTGTACCACATGCTCCAGCTCCACCACCGCCTGATCCTCCGGCTTTTCCAGGTTCTTGACCTTCTCCACCACCGCCACCACCTCCGGCAGCTGTAACCGTACAGCTTCCTATAACTAAAATTGAATTGGTTCCACATCCCCCTTTTTTCCCAGGGGCTGGTCCGGGACTCGCACCAGCAGATCCTCCCGCTCCTACGGTAATAGGATAAGAAGTCGCTTGACCTAAAATAAGAGCAGCTCTAGGAGCGCCATAAGAAGTTATATAACCTCCGGCTCCGCCACCCCCACCGTAGCCAGCTCCACCGCCGCCACCTCCAGCAAGGACGAGATAATCTACTTCAAAATAAGTATAAGGCCATGTTCCACATGATTGTCTTGAAAATTGTTGTTGCATCGGCCACATGCCTGATGCGTAATTTAATTCTTTTATAACGACGATTCCGGGTCCACCAGCAAAACCGCCACCACCGCCACCACCTGTATTTGGTGTACCTGCTGCTCTACCAGCACCACCGCCGCCAGGGCCGCCTGAACCATTAGGGGCACAATGTCCTTGACCACCACCGCCGCCAGCATACACTCCAGAATTTGGAGCTCCTGGGAAAGTTGGACTAATATCGGTACCTGCACCTCCAGGACCACCAGCTCCACAAGGATTAGGAGCATTGGATCCAGCACCACCAGCACCGCCGCCTCCTCCTGTACCATCTAAAGGAGGAGCACTATTTTCTCCATCGCCTCCTGCATTTCCTTGGCAAGCTGTTCCGCATGCACCAGTCATTGGGGGTTGACCACCACCGCCGCCACCGCCAGAACCACCGGTCACGCCGCCAGTATTTCCATCGGCACCGCCTCCACCACCACCAGTAGTAGAACGAGTTGTACAATAAGGATTAGTAAAAGCAGAGGAAGCTCCAGTTGCACCAACTGGAAAAGGGTAAGATGGTGTAGGTGGAGAAGCTCCTCCGGCTCCGATCGTAACCGGAATTGAATTTCCTGCTGATACGCTTTGATTTGTAAAAATTGTAAGACCACCACCGCCACCGCCGCCAGCTCTAGAACCAGTCGGTCCTGCTCCGCCACCACCACCACCGGAAATAACAGCGACATCAACTTTATTAACTGCAGAAGGAACACAGTAATTTCCTGTGCAAGTTACAGCTGTAACGTTACATTTTCCGAAAGAAGTATTATTGACTTTTCCGATGATACCACCCTGTGAACGACCTGATTTGGTCATTGATGTCCTCCTATACGGACACCCAAGTTAAACCCGATGCGTCCCAGTTCCAATTTGATTCGTCTGATTTTTTTACCCCAATCCATTTTTGATTGTGCTCGTCCCAAGAGATATTATAATCTGCGCTATCTGTAGGAAAAGTAACTGGGGCTTGCCAGTCATCATTAGCATCTAAAGACCATGATGCGTAGGGTTGTTGACCTAAAAATTTATTTTTACTACTGTTATATATATCTCCTATACCAGCATATTTTTTTCTAAAGTTATGATTGTAAGAAGTTTGTTTCCACGTGCCTCCACCAAAAAATGTAGAACACCAGTTTTCTCCACTAACGTGTTCGTCACTTTCAACATGCTCATTACCCACCACAATAACTCTTTTTACTACTAAGTGTGTATCACTTGTAAATCCTGTAGGATCGATTTTTGATTCTAATTCTGCAAAATGTGCCATATTTTAAAACTCCTTCTGTGTTTATATTAAAAATTTATACATTTGTAAACTACAAAGTCAAGGTTCCTGATACCGTAAAAGTTGCTACAGTGCAAGATCCCGTTGTTCCCACAGTATTTGTACCTGGGGCAACTGCAAAACTAGCCGGTTTACACGCTGTTGGTAATCTTAAAATAACGATTCCTGAACCCCCTGATCCTCCAGCAGCTGCGGGACTATTATTTCCTCCGCCACCACCACCGCCAGTATTAACACTACCAGGATTACCTGCCGCAGCTCCACCGCCGCCTGTTGCAGTTCCTTGAGTTTTTGTACTATGAGTAGCACCGCCACCACCGCCCGCTCTTGGAACTGGAGATCCTGTTATACAGGAAACGGTTCCTGCTCCACCATTTCCACCACAGCCTGATGTTCCATTGGATCCAACACCTGCAGAGCCACCTCCACCACCAGAAGCACAATTAGAAGAACCTGCAGCCACTCCGGTTCCTCCAGCATATCCCTGTACGGGAGATGTAGAGGGATTATTTCCTTCGCCTCCACCACCGCCTTTTGATCCGCCACCGCCTGAAGCTCCAGGATAAGCTGCTTGTACAGGAGCATCTCCTGATCCAGCACCTCCACCTCCACCTGCAGTAATAATTGCTATACTTGAATCATTTCCTGGCTGACCTTGACACGGTGAATTAGGAGTTCCTCCGGCACCTATCGTTACGGCATAATCTGAACCTTCATATAAAGTTAGGCTTGGTGTGCCTGGAACTGCGTAAGAAGTTCGATATCCACCAGCACCTCCTCCACCTCCATAATCGTAGCCACCAGCTCCACCTCCACCGATAACTAAATAATCTAAACTAACACCTGTAGCTGGGTAAGCAGTAAAAAATTCTCCTGAACTATTAAATAAATGTTGTGTCTTACATGAGACACATGAAACTGTACCACCGGTTGCTCGTTGAGCACCTGGGTATTGAATAATAGAAACGCCTGAACCACCAGCACCTCCGGGAGTTGCGCATGCTCCACCACCGCCTCCACCACCAGTGTTAGCTGTCCCTGCACCTGCGGTTTCAGGTCCTGGCCCTGGGTGTTTTCCACCCGCTCCACCACCGCCTGAACCTCCTGCTCCTCCACTACCTGGATAATTTTCACCTGAAGAACCTCCACCTCCACCGGCTCTAACTGTACAATCTCCAGGCCATACACTTGCACCGGCACCACCAGCACCGCCACCAGAATGAGAACCAGGAGTTCCTGAAATTGCATTAGAACCTACAGCGCCTGCTCCACCACCGCCACCGCCACCGAATTTATCAGCAGTAATTCCGTCACCACCAGTATTTCCTTGTGACATAAATCTTGTAGGAGTATTTCCACATCCTCCATAATTTTGTCGTGGTACAGAAGTTCCTGCACCATAAGCACCGCCACCACCCGATCCTCCGGGTCTTCCTTTTCCATTAGGAGTTAGCGGTCCAGAACCAGCAGCAGCTCCGCCACCACCATCAGTTTCCATTGTTTGAATATCGGGACCTGAAATACTTGTAGTACCTCCACTTCCACCCATTCCTGGATTACCAGGAGAACCACCGGTTGGCCCTCCTCCCAGTCCTCCTCCTCCAACAACAACTGAATAAGAATTGGAAGGTCCTAAAGTTAAACCTGTATTAAATTGATAACCACCACCCCCACCAGCACCTGAATTTCTAGAACCACCGCCACCACCCGCGATCATTAAAATATTTATATCTCCCCAAGGAGAAGCAAAACCCCAATTATCTGCTAAAGCTTCATCATATTGTTCTTGCATACTCCACATTCCTGAAACTTTTGTTGCAGAGCCTTTTTCTTTAACAGCCACTACACCTGATCCACCATTTCCACCTTGTGAACAAGCACCTGGAGGAGAACCTGATCCTCCACCGCCTCCGCCACCACCAGTTGCTTGCAAAGCAGCACAAGCGTTTCCACTTCCTGGACTGCCTCCACCTGGAGCACCACCACCAAAACCAGTATTGTTAGGTGAAGGATTTCCACCGCCACCGCCGCCAGCGATTACTGATAAAATTCCTGTTGGAGCTGCTGAACTAATTGCTCCACCAAAGGTTGATAAATAAGATTCTAAAGAAGAACCTGCGCCTGCTTTTGATTGATTACCAGAACAGTTTCCTGGAAAGCCAGTACCACCAGAACCACCACCTCCGCCACCAACAGAACATGTAGCAGTTCCGCCTGTGTTTCCTTGTGAGGGATTTGTTGGAGGAGTGTTTCCTGCACCACCAGGTTGACATTGTCCGCCTCCACCACCTGAACCACCAGTTGCTCCTGCAGAGCAACCAGCAGGTAAACCTCTATCAGAACCTCCTCTTCCACCACCAGCAGAAGTTTGAGTGCCACCGCCTGTTACTAAACTTGAATTACTTCCAGATGTACCATTTCCAGTGCCACCCGCCCCACCGGCACCGACTGTAACAGTATAAGAAGTTGATGCACCAACAGATTGACAAGTGAAAGTTCTATAACCACCTGCACCTCCACCGCCTGCTCTATCAGCCCCACCAGCACCGCCGCCAGCAATGACTGTAGCATCAACCAATACGGTATCCGCAGCTGTTGTGAGAGTATCAGTAGCTGTAAAAATTGAAACTTTGGGTTTTGCTATTTTACCGACTGGGTTGTTTGGTCCGATAATTCCGCCATTAGCCATAGAATTATATTACCCCCCTAATCGATTAGCGTTTCATACGATATGTATAAATCCAAGGCACTTGCTGCGCTAGATCCGCCTTTTAAAAAATCCCCTTCCATAAGATAGATAGGAGTGTCAGAAACGACCAATGAAGATTGATAAGGAACTGAAATCACTTTTGCTAAATAAACAGTAGCGTCAGCTCCTGTTGCTGTAATTCCTGTTGTGCCTGATCCCATTCCGTCAACAAATAAATTTAAATCTGCTGCTGCGCTTGAATGCACATTAGCACAAACGATTCGATTAATTTTTAAAACATATTCAGCAGTAACTTCAAGTAATGTTGTTGTTAAACCTGTTGATAAATTCCAACCGGCATTACCGCCTAGAATGGTTGCGACATTTACTATATTTGGATTTGACATATTTTAATTCCTTTGTTTGTTTTTATCCGAAAATCATTGCCATTGCAATAGCTTTTCCGGTTGAAATTCCTGAGGATACTGTAGCAAAAGAAACGCTTCCTGAACCGTCAGTTTGTAATAATTGACTAGCACTACCATCAGCTGCGGGTAATGTATATGCAGCCTGCGCTGCTCGTGTTCCAGCAGATCCTCTAGTACTTATCATTCCTGAACTACGAATATCAGTTCCATCATGATAACAAAAAATATTACCATATTTAGGAATAAGTATTCCTGTTGCTCCTGTGACTTTAAAAGTGATTGTATCTGAAGCTCCTCTAGTTGTACTGTCTATAATTAAGAATGGTTTTAAAATATCAGCTGTACCACCAGGAGAAGAGCCTGATCCTGCTTCAGCAGCAATATCTAAAACTCTACTTCCACCAGTTGATCCAGTAAGTTGTATAATAAAAGCTCTACCATCATAAGTACCGGTAGAAGCATCAGGGATCGTTAAAGTTCTATCCGCAGTCATTGCGATAGTTACCCAACCAAAAACATCTCTGAAAAAATTTAAATTCTGATTAGTTAATGTACCCCATGTACCGGCTTTTTCGCCAGTGGCCATTAACTGGATTCCTAAGCTGTTATATGATGACGCCATATTTTAATTCTCCTAATTTGGAACGTGTGTCTCAACTGTATACGACGTGTTTCCTGTTATGTCAACACCAGTATAACTAGTATTTCCTGTGATCGATTCCACTGCATAAGCTACCACATAATTTTGTCCTACACTAGCGGTTACTGATAGCCCCAAGCCAGCTAAACTAGCAATAGTTAATTGAGTAGTAGTAGGAGTTCCTAAAGCACTACTAGCTGATAAACCTAATCCCGCTAAATTAGCAATGGTTGCTGGAGAAGAAGTAAGAGTACCTAGAGCTGTTGAAGCTGATTGACCTGTTAAGGTCATTGTAGGATTTGATGTAATAGTTACTGACCCTACGGCTGAGGTAGATGATAATCCTAGACCCGCTAAACTCGCCACACTTAATTGAGTGGTAGTAGGAGTTCCTACAGTGGTGCTTGCTGATTGCCCTGATAAACCAATTGAATGATCATCAACGGACAATAATCC